CAACGGTTAACTTAGACAGAGTATCACATATGATAACTGAACTAAAACCAGAGGGTGATAACTTCATAGGAGAAGCAAAGATTATGTCGACTCCAATGGGTGAAATCGTTAAAAACCTTATGGACGAGGGTGCAACTCTCGGTGTATCATCAAGGGGTATGGGAAGTTTAGACCAAAGAGGCGGTGCTAACTATGTGAGAAGCGACTTCAAACTGGCGACAGCTGGTGATATCGTGGCAGACCCGTCTGCTCCAAACGCTTTCGTAGAGGGAATTATGGAAGGTAAAGAGTGGGTATGGGACCATGGTAACTTAGTCGAGGCGCAAGTATATGAGATGAAACAAAGGATTGAAAAAAGAACTCGATTAAGAGAAGATAAATTGAAGGCACTTGAATTTGCAAAATTCATGAAATTAATGAGTAATTAGTAGTTAAAAGTGTCAAGTTTTATAAATAATAGTACTAAATAAAAAATAAAAGGAGAATGTTCCGATGGCTACAGAAATAGACAAAACCATAGAGGAATTAGAAGCGGAAGTTTTGGCTGAGTTAGAAGAAGCCAACGGTGCTGACGCTCCTAAAAAATCTGCGGTCAAAGCAGAACCTATGGACAAAATCAAGCCAGCCCTAGCAGGTGAAGACAAACCAGAAGATATGGGGAAAGCAGTAGTAGACCCTAAAGATGCTTCTGACCCAGGTAAGGCTGCATCTAAAAAAGCAAAAGAAGTATCTGGTGATGCTCAACAAAGCAAAGAAACTAAACCAGATGCAATGCAAAAAATCAAAGAAGAAGAAGACGAAGATAAAGAAGACGATAAAGAGATGATGAAAGCTCAGAAGAAAAAAATGATGGCTCAAAAAGATAAAGAGATGAAAGAAGAAGAAGATGATGAAGAGTCAGATAAAGATTCTGAGGATGAAAAAGAAGAAGAAATGACTGACGAGCAAATGAAAAAAGAAATGCATAAAGCTATGAAGTCAATGAAAAAAGAAGACATGAAAAATATGTATGCTCAATACATGAAAGACATGAATGGTAAAACAAAAGACGAAATGTACCAAGAAATGTCAAAAGGTATGGAGCAAATGAAAAAAGAGCAAATGAAAAAACTTCATGCTCAAATGATGCCTTCTAAAATGAAAGAAGAAGCTGACGAGAAAACTGAGCAAAGATTGAAATCAGTCGATGTTAAAGAACACGTTGATGCTCTTCTAAATTCTGACGATTCTTTATCAAAAGAGTTTAAAGAAAAAGCTGCTACAATTTTTGAAACTGCTGTTAAGTCTAAAATCAGAGAAGAGATTAAAAGACTTGAAGAAGAATATCAAGAAGATGTAAGAACTGAAATTGCTGAAACAAGAGAATCATTAACTAGCAAAGTTGATAGTTACTTAGATTACGTAACTAGCGAGTGGATGAAAGAAAATGAATTAGCAATCGAAAGAGGCTTAAAAGGCGAAATCGCTGAAGACTTCATATCTGGTCTTAAGCAGTTATTCGAAGATCACTACATCGATGTACCTGCTGAGAAGTATGACGTATTAGAAGCGCAAGCTGATAAAATTTCTAAGTTAGAGAAAAAACTTGAAGAAACTACTCAACAAGTTGTTGAGGCTAGACGATCTGAAGGTTCTCTAATGAAAGAATCTGTTAAGGCTGAGGTTTCTTCAGACTTAACTGAAACTGAGATTGAAAAGTTTGACTCACTAGCTCAAGAAGTAGAATATACTGATAAAGAGTCTTATACTGAAAAGTTAAAGACTATTAAAGAAAACTACTTCCCTAAAAAAGCTTTGAGTGAAACTGCACATGATGAAGTAGAAACTGGCACCGCTGTACAGGCTGACATAGACGGACCGATGGGGGCATATATTTCCGCTATCGGAAAAGCTGTAAAGAGTGCAAACTAATAAATAGTAGAAAATATAAAAGGAGAAACTAATGTTTCAAACACAACATCTACAAGAAAAGTGGCAGCCAGTCCTAGAACATCCCGAATTACCAAAAATCGGTGATGCGTACAGACGAGCTGTTACTACTTTAATCTTGGAAAACCAAGAAAAATCTATGAAAGAAGATAGAGCATTCTTGGGGGAAGCTGCACCTACTAACGCAACTGGTTCAGCTATCGACAATTGGGACCCAATTCTTATTTCTCTAGTTAGAAGAAGTATGCCTAATCTTATCGCATATGATATCTGTGGCGTTCAACCTATGAGTGGACCAACAGGCCTTATCTTTGCAATGAGAGCAAGAGCAACTAACCAAACTGGTAAAGAAGCTTTGGCTGATCCATTAATACCTGATCTATCTAACCAAGACGCTGCTGGTAATACTGGTGGTGGCGACCAATCAGGAACTAACCCAGCTGTACTTAACGATTCACCAAGTGCTGGTACATACTCGTTTGTAACTGGTATGACTACAACTCAAGGTGAGACTTTAGGTGATGGTACAGATGAATTCGCAGAAATGGCTTTCTCAATCGAGAAACATACTGTTACTGCGGTAACAAGAGCTCTTAAAGCAGAATACACTATGGAATTAGCTCAAGACTTAAAAGCAATCCATGGTTTAGACGCTGAGACAGAACTTGCTAACATCTTATCAAGCGAAATCCTAATGGAAATCAACAGAGAAGTTGTAAGAACAATTTACAACACAGCTGTAAAAGGTGCTCAAGTTAACACAACAACTGCAGGTATCTTTGACTTAGACACAGACTCAAACGGAAGATGGTCTGTTGAGAAGTTTAAAGGTCTATTATTTGCAATCGAAAGAGATGCAAATGCTATCGGTCAAGAGACAAGAAGAGGAAAAGGTAACATCATCATAACTTCAGCTGATGTCGCTTCTGCTCTTCAAATGGCTGGTGTTCTAGACTACACACCTGCGTTATCATCTAACTTAAACGTGGATGACACTACAACTACTTTTGCTGGTGTATTAAACGGAAGATACAGAGTTTACATCGACCCATATGCTGCAAACGTAGCTGCTAAACAATACTACATTGTTGGATACAAAGGTACATCACCATACGATGCTGGTGTATTCTACTGTCCGTATGTGCCACTACAAATGGTTAGAGCGGTAGGTGAGAACTCATTCCAACCAAAAATTGGTTTCAAAACAAGATACGGTATGGCTGCTAACCCATTCCATACTGGTACTGTTGCTGCTTCTGCTGAAGGTGCAATTTCACTTTCTGCGAACACTAACAAGTATTACAGAAGAGTACAAGTAACAAACTTAATGTAATCTTTATTGAAATTAGCAATTCAAAGAGGGGGCTTCGGCCCCCTTTTTATTTTGAGCGTATAAATACTATGTGGAGTAATTATGAGTAAAAGATTAGATATATCAGACAATACTGCTATCAGCATGCCAGTTCGAAACATGCTCGCCATAATCGGAGCTGTGGCTGTTGGAGTGTGGGCTTACTTTGGGGTATTAGAGCGTATCACAATGTTAGAAACTAAATCTCAATTAGCAGAAAAAGATTTAAATGCTCACGTTGAGAGATTAGAAGCTGACTTAACAAAAAATACAGAGTTTAGAATTAAATGGCCAAGAGGTGAAATGGGTTCATTGCCAGCTGATGGAGAGCAATTTATGCTCATCGAGGACCTTTACAAGACCACCGAGAAAATGCAAAAGCATATCGATGATATGGCAAACAATAAAATTAACATAGAATTTTTAAGAAAACAAGTTGATAAGATGATGGTAGACATTGAAAAGTTAAAAGATGCTGATAGAGAAATAACTTACAAGAACGGAAACTAAAATGATAGAGGTAGTAGTAGCTTTATTAATGATCGTCAATTCAGAAATCAAGGAGCATAGGATACAGCCTTCGCTTTCTGAATGCTTAAAAGGCAAACGCCATGCAGAGAGACAATATAGTGAGGGTGTTAGATACCAATGTATAAAATCTAAAGCAGAGCTTGAAAAAAATATAGATGGTTCAATAGCAATTAAATCTCTTATTTTGGAGTAAGAAATGCCACTAGGAAGACAACCAGAAATTTTAGATTATGCGTCACCTACTCAGTTTAGGATGGCAATTAATCAATTACCAAAAGTAGAATTTTTTATTACTGCGTGTAATTTACCAGGTATAAATCTTGGTGAAGCTGTGTTTCCTACACCATTGAAACAAATACCAATACAAGGTGATGAATTAACTTTTGAAAACTTATCAATATCTTTTTTAGTAGATGAAAATTTACAAAACTATAAAGAGTTACATGATTGGTTAATTGGTATTGGATTTCCACAATCAAGACAACAGTTTAAAAACTTTAGATCACAAACAGCAAACAGACCTGGTGCGACTAGAGGTAATTCGCAAGACATTGGTGATGTACAACCAGCGACACCAATTAGTCCAATGTTTTCGGATGGAACTTTAACTATATTATCAAACAAGAATAACCCAGTTGTAGAAGTAAGATTTGAAGAACTATCACCTGTTGCGTTAGGAGCTTTAACTTTTGACCAAGAGGCAACAGATGTACAATATCTTAAAGCTACAGCAGACTTTAACTACAAGTACTATGAGATAGTACCATTAACTTAGGAGTTGACAAATGGACTGGTTAAAGAGTATAATAATCAAATTATTAAAAATTAAAGTATGCGAGTGTAAAAATTGTGAATGTGAAGTGGCAAACAATAGCTGATTTCTATAAAGACAATCGAAACAATTATCCTTTTGATCTTGAATTATATGAATATGAGATCATTAATAATTTATTAAAAGATAATAATATAGAAACAGTTAAAACAATAGGAGGAGGTCCTAATTTGGACTTCTTCATATATCAAACAGATACAAATATTAAAGAGTGTGTCAATATAGACATCTATAAAGAGTATAGAGGTTTTGATATAGTAACACTACAAAACAAATACAAAGACTTATTTGGATATCAAGGTAAGTATAAATTTCTTCATGAGGCTGGAAAAGATAGACCTGTATTTGGTGATTACTATGATTGTATCGTAGATGATGTTGGGCCAGAACCTAGATTTGAGTTAGATTATACCTTGACAAATCCACCAAAAATCTTTATACTAGCTCATCAAAGACACATTGAAATATTACCTTGGTGTTTTGAGTTTGACAAAACTATGCCAATGCAATTTGCAACAAAAAACACGTGTGTTTATAGTTTTGAAAGTTTAAAACCTGTGAATAAAACATTTAAAGGAAGAGAAACGGAA